TCTTGAAGAATCATAAACTTGGTGGTCATTTGCTGTACTTCTTACTTTATGCCATGTCCAATCTGGTTTAAAGTTACCAGAATTAGCATTATTAGTAATTACATTACCGCCACTTCCTATTGCTGTTCCATTTCCTGTATATAACTGTGTATGAAAATGTGCTGAAGGATCGTCTATATTTGTATAAGCCATTATCCGAACTCCGCTAAATTTTGTGAGCAAATAGAATAATAAGAATTTGGTGGTGCATACTCGAATGTTCCGTAGCCATTAGCATCACTTGCCGCACTTGAAATTGTATTAACTGTATAACCACCCCAATTTAAAAATTGAGTATCTCCATTATAAGATGTTGAATATGCTGTAAAAAATTGTTCAGTTTGAAATGCTGATACTAAATCTGTTCCTGAACCATTTACTGCTGAACCATTCCTATAAAGAATGAATTTTTTTGTAGAACTTTCTAAATCTAAAGCAATTGCAAATGTATCACTTGAACTCCAAGCTCCTCCTGCGTTGCCAAAGTTATCTTGACCTGTTTGTGAACCAGCTACTAGATAATAATAGTTGCCTGTACTATAGCCAAGCAATACAGTAGGGCCTGTTTGTCCATCTGCTCCAGTAGAAGCAAATCCAAAAAGATTATTGTTCCAAGTATCTCCTGTAACATTTGCACCTTTAATTTCCCAATACCACCTGCCTTTAGAAACAGCCATACTACTTCTAGCAATTTTCCAAGCACCACCTCCCCATGCTACTTGAGTAGCACCTTCAGTAATAGTTCCATTAGCTCTAGGTTCAGCCCATAAAGGAGACCAAGTACAAAAATTATTAGTAGGCGTGTCCGTAGCTTGGTCAGCTGCTGATAAATTTTGAAGTGTAAAAGTTTGACCATTTCCACTTGTATCTGTTCCTAAACTAGAAGAATCTTTAAACTCTAAATAAACTGAGTTTTGTGGAAAACTGCCTGTGTATGCTTTTGGAATCCATATACCAGTATCTGTATCAAACTCACCAAAAGTTGTCGGTGCTAATTGACTTCCTGATATAGAAATGACCTCTGAGATGTAACCACAAAATCTATTTGCTTCACCAATAACAGTGCCTATTTCCATATAGCTACTATTTGCATTGTGCATAGTACTATCATTTTGACTAAAATTTGTTTCTGTAGAAAAAGAAGTTTCTTCAACACCATTAATATAAATTCTTAGTCTATCTCCTGCTGTCCCACTTGTTGTATCTACAGCAGTAACTATGTGTAACCACGCAGCGGTGTCTCTGAAAACTCTGTTAGTTATATACACAGCTTGGTCTGAGCCTGAAACATAAGACCTTACCCTTAATGTATTGTTGCTTTCAAAACTTACTAAGAAAAAATTATTTCCATCTGTGCCTGCACCCCAAATATATTGTTGGTTACTTATTTCTGTTCTTTTTACCCAAAGGCTTACTGTAAAAGTTTGACTATTACCGCCACCTGCACCCCAAGCACGATACATTCTTTCAGAATTATCTGCTTCGTTTTTATAAGAGTTATCAATTTCATACGATGCTGTAGATATACTTCCTCTATTAGCCGTGCGTTGTAGCGTTTCCATAGATTAAGTTTGTGCCATGTTTTGACTTCTGCCAATCTCTTGCCAGACAGAGCCGTTGTATCTGAAGCTGAAGATGTCTGTTTTGTTTGCTGTTGCTGTAACTGTAGGAGCTGTACTTGCAGCAAATTCAAAGACTGTGTTCCAAGCTATCGTTCTTGGCGTACTGCCTTGGGCTAGTTCTACAGAAATAATTGCACCTTCTACAGCATTACTTGGTGCTGAGAAAGTCGTGTTTTCTGTGGTTACATGATAAGCGTTAGCTGCTGCTGCTGAATTCCAAGCTACTGCATTAGAGCTTGAGGTTAATGCAACTTGTTTAATGTAAGCAGAAGTTTCAGCGGCTACTGTTCCTTTTAAAATTAATTCCCCAGTTCCAACATCAGCAATATAACTATTAGAGCCATCGTGGTACATTTCTAAATCGCCTGATGCTCCTGCTTTAAATTTTCCTGCGTCATTCTCAATAAAAACCATACCATCGTGAGTAATACGCATTTTTTCAGCAGTAGAGCCACCACTTGCTCTAGTATGAAATAATATGTTTTGGGAAGCAATAGTATTTTTAATATCAAAGTTACTTGCAGCTGTATGAGATATATCTCCACCTAGTGTTAAACCTGTAAGCGTACCAAGACTTGTAATACTTGATTGAGCTGCTCCTGTTACTGTAGCGGCTGTACCAGAAACATTACCAGTAACATTACCAGTTAATGAGCCAGTAATTGTTCCTGTAACACCAAGCGTTCCGCCAAGTGTTGTATTGCCTGTAACCGCTAAAGTTGTATCAATAGATACGGCCTTAACAGTAACACCTGTTAGATCTAAGACATCACCGCTGGGGATCTCTTTGATGGCTGGCGTTCCACTGCCATCAACTATTAAAGGGAAAAAATCACTCATTCTATACTCCTACATTGATAGTGCCGCTTCTGCCTATGACGGCCAACACTCCACTGGTTATTGTTATTGCTATGCTGGCAGCTCTGCCAACAACATTTAAAGTTTGTGAAACGGCAACATTAGCAAAGGCTAGAGTTCCGTTTCCATTAGTTGTTAGGGCTTGGCCATTAGATCCATCTGAAACATTTAATTCTGGGATCCCAATTGCATTGGCCGCTACTTTTGCCTGGGTGATTTGATCGTCTGCTATTGATGCAGTTACTACTGCATTGCTAGCCAATTGATCTGCACCTACTGCATCATCTGCAATCATTGACTGCTCAACTGCATCTGCTTGAATTGTTGCAGCTCCAGTTACATTGCCAGATCCATCAAAACTTGCTGAAGTCCATAGGACATCGCCAGTCATTCCAATTGTTCTGGCCGTTGCCAAAGCTGTTGCTGTTGCGGCATTACCAGATGCAGAAGCTGCTACTACATTTAGATTATCAACAAAGGCCTTATCTACTCTGGCATCTATTGCTGAATTTGCTCTTGAGGATGTGAAATATAAATAGCTGCTATCTTCAGTTATGTTTGAAGTGTCCAGGGAAATGTTTGCGGATCCATTAAAAGATACGCCAGCAATTGTTCTGGCTGTTTGTAATGTTGTAGAAGTTGCTGCATTGCCTGTAGCACTTGCGGCCACTACCGATAAATTATCTACAAATGCTTTATCAACATAAGAATCAATTTTTGTAGCAACTCTGGTATCTGTAAAATAAAGGTTAGTATTTTCAGCAATGTTTGCTGAGGTTAATACCACAGCTCCAGTTTGTGAATTAACAGAAGTAACAGCTGAGGCTGCTTGACTAAATGAAATTACACCAGTGCTAGAGTTGTATGAAAGATCACCGCTTGCTGAAATTGCAGATCTTGCTCTAGCGTTAGTAAAATATAAATTTGTGTTTTCGCTTAGATCTGCTGTGGTGTGATTAGATAAAGTAGAAACCTGGCCAGTAACATTGCCTGTTAAATTGCCTTCTACATTAGCAACCAATGTTCCTAATGAAGCCAAAGTTATGTTGCCTGTTGAAGATCCATTTGCTGTTGTTAATCCCAGGGTAAATTTATCGGCTGATTCATCCCAAATAAATACTGCGTTATCAGAGGATCCTCTGTTAATTAACATTCCAGAATCGTTAACTGGCACGCCAGTTAAATTAGCATTTAATTCAAAAAGGTTATCTTCTATTTTTAAATTGGTTGTATCTAAGTATGTGAGATCTCCATTAACTGTTAAATCTCCAGCAACTGTTAAATCATTTGCTATTGATACATCATTTGGCAGGCCAATAGTTACAGCTGCTGTTTCGGATCCGCTGCCAGATACTTCAATTTCATTGTTTGTACCTGCAATGATGGCCACATAATTTCCTGTGGTTTTTGTTCCCAGGGCAATAGCATCATCATCAATAGTTAAAGATAAAGTTACATTACCAGAACCATCAAAGTTTTGAGCTGAAGCTGTAGCATCTCCTGTAATAGAAAAAGCTCTGGCCGTAGCTAATGCTGTAGCTGTAGCAGAATTTCCAGAGGTCGATGCAGCTACAATATTGAGTGCATCTACAAATGCTTTGTTGACATAAGAATTAACCTTGGTTGCTACCCTGGTATCTGTATAAAATAAATTGGTTGATCCTTCTGCAACAGTGTCTGAATTTCCCTGGGCATAAGTTAAAACCCCAGTTGATGAATTATAAGAAAGTTGTGCTGAATTTTCTGATATTGAGGCCCTGGCTCTTGCCTCGGTAAAGTACAAAGATCCAGATTCTGAAAGCTGCGATGTATTGAATGGGCTTAAAGAAACAACACCAGTAAATGTTCCAGCTGTATCATCATAACTCCAGGTAAGGCCAGTGCCATTTTGGATTAAAGCTGCAACCCTATCATCTGTTCTTTCATTCGTAAAAAATAAATTTGTAGATCCTTCTTGCAGATTATCTGTATCTTTAGTTGCTAACCTAGTATCAAAAGCTGCAAAGCTCCTGGTATCTGTAAAATATAAATTAGATCCTTCACTTAAATTTGAGGTTGAATGATTAGATATATTGCTAACCTGGCCAGTTACATTGCCAGTTAATGCAGCTGTTACAACTCCAAAAGTTACATTATCTGAGGTGCCAACTGCTTGGCCAATAGAAAAAGTTATGTTGTTGCCACTTAACGCAGAAGTTACACCAGTACCACCAAGCAAGCCTAGTGTTTCTGAATCAAGATCTATAGATCCAGAATTAGTGCCATCGCTTATATCAAGATCCTCAGCCGTTATGGCCGCATCAACATAAGTTTTAATAGCTTTGGCTGAGGCCAGCGTGTTATCAGATCCAGAGACTGCATTTAGATCTGTATCTAAAACACCAGCTTTTAAATTATCAACTTCTAAGTTTGTTAAAGTATTGTTATCAAGATCTAATGATTTATTTGTTAATGTTTGAGATCCAGTTAATGTTGCAACTGTAGAATCAATAGCAAAAGATACAGTGTTTTCTGCTCCAACTGTATCTATACCAGTGCCGCCATTTAAAGTAAATGTTTCGCTATCAAGATCTATTGAAAGCACCCCACCGCTATCGGCTTGGAAATCTAAATCTTGGGCCGTAACTTGGGAATCAATATAAGTTTTTAATGATTGCTGAGTTGCTAAAGCTGTTGCTGAATTACTGGCTAAATTATCTTCATCTAATATAGATGTAACTGTAGATCCACTGCTAAACGATAAACTTGTTATGCCATTAACAGTACCGCCATTAATATCAACTGTATTATCAGCTGTAATACTCCAGGGCAAAGTAATCCAGGCATTGTTACCGCTGTTGCGGATCTTCATAACTGAGCTGCTAGTGTCTACCCACAATTCATAGGCAAACTTAGTCGCTGGCTCTGTTGCTCCAGAGTTATTAGAAACAATTGCAGTAAGTGCATTGTTTAAATCAGCTCTGAAATTTGCTCCAGATTGATTGATTAAATTGTAATCATGTTGAGCCATTAGCTACCCTTTTGTTGTTTATAAATTTTACTTTTATTAATTGCTTTACGCATATATATTTTTATTCCTCTAATCGCATTGGATCAACTTCTTCCCAACCATAAAGCTGCCATGTAAAATATGCATCTAAATCTTCAATTGTTGTTGTTGCTTGGTACCACTCTATAGCTTTATTATCTGTTAAATCGCTAATTAAAATGAAATTTTCTGGCAAGCCATCTATTTTATAGGAGTAAACTCCTGATAAAGATGCATACATTTTTTCAGTAATTGTTTGGGTTTTATCTGCTTTATCAACTGCTATTACTTCTACACAAACATTCTTAACAATCAAAGTATTATTACTCATACTAAGTGGAATTGTGTTTACAGTATCAAGAGTGTAAGTGTAATTAAAATTATGTATTGCCATTAAATCTCCGAAAATTTATAGAATCCATATTGAACATTTGCCACATATCTATTGTTGCCGTCCCCTTGGGCATTCACATACAGCCTTAATGTTCTTGATGTGCTACTGGTTTTTCTAACCATAAAATCTTTTTGCACCATTTCATTTGCATTATCGAACCTTGCAATTGCAGACCAATATTCTGAGTTTCCAGAATGATATTGAGCAGAGCCTTGATCTGCTGTTGGAATATTTGGGTTGCTGTCATCTGAATATTCAATATCACTTCTAAGCTCAAAACTTGAACCAGAGCCAAAAGTTCCATCGCCTGCAACTATAGATAAAGTTTTAACCTGTCCAGTGCTACCAAAAACTCTACAAAAAATATGATATACCCCTGGTGCAGTTCCCAAATCAGCTACCAGCTTTAATCTTTTTTGATTATTTTGCCAAGCTCCTATTGTTGATCCTGAAACTGTCGCAGCTTCAAAATTTAGAGCCAGGTCTGTAACATTAATTTTGTCTGCTGTTATGTTGGTAATTCTTGCGTTGTCAATAAATACAGTTCCACCGCTAACTAAAAATGGGCTTACGCTAGATCCAGAACCATTATCAATTTGAAAAGTATCAGCTAAAAATGAAACAATGCTTGTTGCTCCAGAGCCAGAAGATGCGTTAGATCCTAAGACCATTTGTGCAACCTTGCCAGCTGCATTAGTTTTTAAAACAAAACTGGCAGCAGCATTGCCATTAATATTAGTTATAGCCGTAGCGTTTGTAGTTACAGAGGAAGATACCCCACTTACAGTTGATGTTAATGAGCTTATATCGCCTGCTAAAGCAGTGTCTGCATTTGCCCTGGTTGTTTGCTCTGTGCTAATTGCTGAGGTATTGCCGCCAACAGTAGAAGTTAAGTTGGTTAATGCAGTTGCATTAGCAGCTGTATTAGTTGTTAAGGTAACAATGTTGCTTTGTGCTGAGGCAATGTTTGTGGTGTTAGTTCCTACAGTTGAATTTAATGAGTTATACAAAGTAACTAGGGATGAATCTCTGGCCTTTTCCCAGCCATTGTTTGCTGCATTTCTTACATATATCTGGTTGTTATCGTCTGTATCTGCCCATAAATCCTGAGCCTGTAACGCATCGCCATTAGCCCTGGTGCTTGGTGCTGAGGTAGCTTTTATTAATTCTGTTGAGCTTGCCCCACCAGCATTTATTGCTGCCACTAAATCTGTTCCAGCTTTTGATAGTGTTACAGCTGAGTTTTTTATATCAGCAGTATTTACTGGCTCTGTTGTTATGCTAAAAGTTAGTGTTGCTGCATCTGATTCAACGCCAAGAGTATTAATTGAGCTTACGCTGGCAACATAGTTATTGCCTTTAGGTAAATAATTAAGATCTGCATTATTAACATCTACAATTTTATTGGTTAGTTGATTGCCAGAGCTATCAACAATATTTACTCTAAAAGTTTTATCTGGAAAATCTGTTGGCTCAGTCCAGGACAAAAAAGGCCTGCCAGTTGAGCTAGATCCGCTATCAGTAAAAGATAAACCAGTAGGAGGCTTAACAGCATAGGCTGAGGGTAAGTTTGCTAAATCTTCTACTGCTTCTTGCGGTGGTACTTCCCAGGTATAAACATCAAAATATTCTATTAAGCTGACTGAAACCAATCCATTAGATTGCAATTCCAGAGCCTCAACCCTACAAACTTTGCCAGAAAAACTTAGGCCAGAATATGTTAGATCAACAATATCTCCAACATTTAATTTATACATTTCTGAGGTTCCCAAAAACTGCATTGTTGTCTGGTTTCTGCTCCTAGTTAAAATTGCCTTAGCCATGTTGTAGGCAATATAAGGATCAGTAACTAAAGGAAACTCAGCTTTAACCTCTAGCACTTCACCGCCATCATCCGAGGCAAAATTTGGTGAGGCATCATGTAAAACTGTTGCGGTATCTAATTCATACTTTTTATTAGCATTAAAAAATTCAACAATAACTTTGTTGGCCTTTTTATCTTTGTTTCCATAATCAACCGATATTCCAGATTCAGCAATTATGTGATTATCATTAATGCTAAAAGTTGATGAGCCTGTATCTTCAATTGCTAATTCATATTTACCATCTATATACAAAAATATTCCTCGCATATTTGCCAGGAGTTCCTTAGCGTTATCCATTACATTTTTGTTTATATCAATGTAGCCATTACAATGAAACCTTTTAACTTTTGCTAATGTTGTACCTACTTCGCCAGAAAATGATGCAGAAAATAAAGCATTTATATAAACTAAGTATTCAGCACTTTCATCATAAAATTGATCTCTGTGAACTTCCTTTATCTCAGCCTCAGTAATAATTCCATTTCCATTTGAATCGTATAGGCTTAATACTTCACCAATTTTATTTTGAAACCAATTTGTATTAGCAAAAGTACCATCAATTGAAAAAAAATCATTACCAGAAGTTGCAGTAAAAGTGGTGGCAACAGCAGATCCATTAAAATATGGTTGATCTACTTTTGTATCGCAGACATTTGCAGCTGCTGTAAAAGTTGACATATTTATTTGTGCGGATGTTAGACCTTTGCCATATTCATTGTTTGTAATGTAATCAAGAAAACACAAGGCTGGGTTGTCTGAATGTTTGTAAGTAGAAACAGTGCCGAATGTTTGGTTTGAATCCCTTGGATCAAAAACTTTTTTGCCTCGCACTTGCACTGTTAATTGCGGCACTCCTCGCCACATTCCGTTTTTGTGATAACCATAATGTGCTGCTATGTAACATATACCATTTAATTTATGTGCCGTTGTCCAATTTGGCATAGATGCAACAAGCATTGGATCTGCTGTTTGTGATGCAGCTCCATGATGTAAGTTCATAACATATCTGTACTTAGCAGCAGGATCGGTTCCAAAAGTACCCCCAGGGAGTTCTAAACTATTTGTTCCACTTTGTGAGACTGTATTTAATGATCCAGCACCAGAAGAAATTTTATCTGAGCCTATGTAGCCGCCATCTTTAAATCTTGGGGCATCTGTCAATGGGTTGCCATCTAGTTCTATTGTTCTACCTATAATTTCATCACACTCACCAATTGAAAGTGCATAAACAACATAGAGATCTTTGCTATTATTTGCACTAACATCCATATAGACAATTTGTGTGCCAACCCTTCTTGTTCCGTAAATAACTGGTATTTTGCCACCAGCAGAAGTTTTGTTTGCCAATATGTCCTGGCCTTTGGCAAGCATTGCTTTTGCTTGCATAAAACCTTTAACACCAACTGCAATAGTTGCTATGTATACTGCGGCTTTTATTCTCGCCCAATTACCAACCAGAAAGGCACCAATTTTGCTAAAAAATGCAGGTAACATAAATGCCATTACATACCCCACCTAACATCTTCTTTTGTTTGTGTAGCAAATTCTAAACCTCTATCACCAGCACTAAAAGTTTGCTGAGATTCATCTGAGTAATGCCTGCCTTTAGTTAAATTCCAATTTGCCCAATGACTAGCAACAGTCATTTGTAAAGTAGATTCATCTAAATTTTCATTAATGCCTATATTACTTATTTGACCAGTAAAAAAATTAATTGCTCCAACAATAATTTCGTTTGTATCAAAATATGCTAAATGTATATTTACTGTTTTATCTGTAAACTCACCATCTTGAACAAGAGATCTTACTTGGCTTGTAATGTTAGAAAAACCTATATTAATTTCGTTAATCTGTAATTGTCCTGTTTCAGTCGTTGAATCTACTGAAAGAAAAGATCCGCCAGCTTCATAGCTATTAGATTCATAAGTTACATTTGTGTACCAATCTGTAAGCCTAATTACTGTTGATAAATTTAATTCAACTAAAAAAGCTGTTTTGGTTGCAGTTGCTGATACCTGGTTTTGTATAGCAGTTGATAAACTTCTTGGCATTATGTAATGGCCTCTCGCACATCAAATGAAATGCTGTAAAAGCCACTGGCATCAGTTACATACATAATTTCATTGCTTACAAGATAAACAGTGTAGCTAGGTTTATTGACTGTAACTGCTTCATTGTTTGCAAGGGCTGCCACTAAATTTGGCGATATGCTTATTGTTGCAGCTCCATTTGAAGCATTAGCATTGGCTGTAACCATGTATACCTTTGTATGACCTGCAAATTTTATTTTATCGCCAGCTTTAAGCACGCCAGTAGTTTGTGAAAAACCATCCATGGCGATGGTGTTATCACCAGCAACATGAGCCGCATTAACTAATATATCTGTTTCAGATTTACTGGATCCTAAATTATTTATAGGCTCTACAATTGTAAAATTTTCAAATGAGCCTTTTTGGTTTTGTAAAAATGCAAATACTTCCTGGCCCTTTTCTTGTTGCATGGGTGGCATTTGCACTGTAAATGAAAAATATTGAGAGCCAATTTGTCTAACTTGTTTGCGGCCAGATAAAGTCTGATTTACAAGTGTTGGCGTATTGCCCTTAAAATTTATGGTGCTAAAATTTGGATCTGTTGGAAATTGGCCAGACATTTATACAACCCCCATTTTGCCTTGATTGTTCATGGCGTTATTTATTATTGATGTAATTAAACCTTTTCTTGATGACAAGAGCTGATCGAACCCTGTGGCATCTACTGTTGAAATATTAAAATTAACTGTTGAGGCTCCACCCATAGCCTGGCCTTTTGTATGATCTACAACTGTTTCGTTTGGATGCAGTATTGCTGGAAAGCCTCCTTTGCCATCTACGCCACCTGCCCTAGATCCCATTCCTGTAAATCCACCACCATCAAACTCTGGAATCATTCCAAACATTGCTTTTGCCATTGGGGCAATAATCATTTGTTGTATGGCTATTCTTAATAATTGTTCTACTACAAAAGTTGCAAAATCTTCAAATGCAAATTTGCCAGTTTTTAAGCCATCAACAATTGTATCTTCAAATTTTTTCATTGATGCAACTGCTGCATTTTCAATTGATGTATTTACATCTTTAAGCTGATCCATAAATTTTTCAGTTGGGCTTAATAAATCTGTAAATGTTTTGCCTAAACCATTTTCTCCAAGATCATCTTGAAGGCCTAAAGCATTATCTCTGAGATCTTCAAGAGTAACTTTCATGCCTCTTAATTTTTCTGCTGCATTCTGTGTTCTTGTTAAAAAATCTGTGCTTGCTACATTTTTTTCTGCTTTTGCTAATTCTAATTCAGCATCTTTTACCTGGAGCATTATGTCTGCCAAACTACCAAATACATGGCCAAGCCCTGGTGTTTTTTTGAGTATGTCTGCTATAAAATTACCATAGCTAATTGAGGCTTTAGGTAAAATAATTTCTAAGTTCGCAAGAAAATTAGAAAAAGCAAATTGCATTTCGCCTATGGCTACAATAGCACTAGCACTTGCATCAATTATGGAATTTGCAATATTCATTCCTAAAACATCCATGCCGCCAGCACTATCTATCATTGATTGTATTGTTTTTGCAATTACTGTTTGCATCTGCTCAAAAACTGGCAAAAATGAAGTTGTAATATTATTTACAAAGGATCCAAGCTGCATTTTTATAACACCTACAGCATCATTAAATTGCTCGGTTCTTCTAATTACTTTTTCGCTAAGTACAATGCCTAGCTCTTTTGCTCTGGTAATAAAATCTTTTAAGCCTCTATTGCTTAGATCTTTAATAGCACCAGTTAAAACAACACCTTGCCTACCAAATAAACCAGCCAAAGCTGCTGCCCTGGTTGTTTGATCTGCCATGTTTGATACGCCTTTTGCTGTCTCAACTAGCAATGTATCAAATGATTTCATGTTGCCGTTAGTGTCTTTTAATTCAACACCAAGATCTTTAAAAATATCTGCTTGCGTTTTTAGGCCCCTGGAAGCATCACCAACACTTCTAGCAAATTTAATAAGTGCTGTATTTGCACCTTCAACAGTTGTACCAGATTCTCTGGCCGCAAGATGAAACGCTTGCAATGTATCTGTAGCAATTCCTGTTTGTGTAGAAGTTTTACCCAAAGCATCAACCGCATCAAAAGATTTATTAACAATTAAAGCTAATGCACCAGCTGCTGCTGTTGCTGCAATACCTACAGCTGCAATTCCTTTGGTTGCACCTGCGGCAGCTCCACCAATAGATTTAAGGCCACCAGTTACAGAGGTAAAAGCAGCTTTTGTTTTATTAACAGCTGTTAATTCAATCTTTACTTTTTTATTTGCCATGCTTTTTTCTATCTTCTAATATTTCTAAATAAGCAATCCAGCCTTGATATTCCTGGACACTAATTTGCTGCAATTCCTCTAAGGTTTTACCTAGCTTTTCTGCAAGGCTGTATTGCAGAAATAAATTAGCATCCTCTGTTAGTCCTTTTTTGTTTCCTCAATAGGCTCTTGCCCCATAATTTCTTGGGCCACTCTTACTAACACTTCTCGATCTACATTATTTAAAAGTTTGTTTTTATCGCCAATATCAAATAACTTTTCTCCTTCGCCATTTAGTGCCTTATAAATTAATACATAAGCCATCATTGTAAGATCATCGTTTTGGCTCATTTTATAGAGCTTAGATGTTTCACTTAGCGTTAATGGCTTGCTGTATATTTTTAACGGCTCTGATTCTTCGCCCCATTCTGGAACAAGCGTTACTCTCACATCTTGGTTATCAAAATGTTTTACTGCGTTATCTATTACTGACATTTTTTATACTGTTGCGGTTGTAATAGCACCAGTTCCCTGGACGGCTATTGATGCTTCAACAAGTCCATCAAAACTAGCTGTAATATTTTTACCAGTTACAATTACGCTGCCACTATAAAAAGTTGCTCCGCTTCCACTTCCCTCTGGGTACCAGAGCAAAGTAACTGTAGATCCAACTGCCAACGCTGTTTGGCCATTAGTATCTGTTTCATCCCACATACAATCTACTGAACCAGAGAATGATGTTAAAGATGCTAGATGAGTTCGAGCAGCATCGCCAAGGGAAGTAGTTTCTATTGTGTCCGCACTTTCGTCCAGAGCATAAGATTTAACTTCCGCTACAGTATTGCTGCCAATTTTAATTGCCCCTTCGGAGCCTTTATGCACTGCCATTTTCTTTTACCTCGGCTTTCGCCTGTTTTTTTGGAGAAGATTTTGTTTCCTGGATTGCTTCTCCTTTCCAACCCTTTTTTAATAGATACTCAACCTTAGTTGGATGTGCATCTATAAAACTTGAACCATCTGGGCTAATCATTTTCATAATTTACTCCTGGTTAAACTGCCACATCTGGATTTTGTTCCTGGACATAGTAGCTAGTTAAAAAAACCAAAGTTCCGAAGGCTAAAGGCCTTTCTCCCTCTGCATTAAATTCAATTTCAGTTGATTCCAGGTAACAATCTTTGGCCTTCCCAGATAGGGTTGGATCCGCAGCTATTGCCTGCTCAACTTCTTTACAAATAGTGTCCAGAGTATCTTCAAAATTAGTTGTACTCTTAACATAGGCCTCAACATTTAGGCTAAGGATCCTTTCACTTGTTCTGTTTGGGCCAATCTCTATTGGCTCGCTTGTTTCGGATTTTGTATAAACCAAAATCGCTGGCAGGTTGCCATCCTCTAAAGGGTAAACCCTGGAATCAAACACATTAGATCCAGTAGTTGTTAAACCTGTTAGTTGTGTAACAACTTGATTGCGGATCTGCTGCCTAACATGATCTGCCATTAGCTTGCCTCTAATACTAAGGCAGTAAAGCCTTTGTTGTCTTTTTGCACATTTACAATTTTATAATTGCTTGCCGCTTTCAAAATATTGCCATCAACATCTTTGTATGCACTAACGGCCAAGGTGTCTCCTTGGGAAACATTTAAAATATCTACGGATCTGCAATATGCAATAGGCGTTGCGGATTCAACACCAGATCCATCATCAAGTTCTAAAAATTCTTCGTTCAATATTAAATTTATTGAAGTGTTTACTCCATTTCTGGTGTAAGTAGCCTGCAATCCATGGCCAAAATTTGGATCTAAATAAGCGGCCATATCTGCCTCTGTTTCATATCGGATCTGGCTCATTATGCTGCCTCTAAAAGTAGAGTTATCATGCCAACATTATCTGGCTGTACTTCAACCACTAAATATGTTGTTGCTGGCCTTATAACAGTGCCTTGATCTGTTGTGATTGCATCTACTATCAATCTATCAGCGTGCGATGCGTATGGAGCATCAATGGCTCTTATAGTAGCTTTAGGTTGAAAGCCCTCAGCTGCAACGCTGTTGCCTTCAATAGAAAAATAATCTTCATCCATTAGCAAATTTATGTTCTGGCTTGCCCCAGAATCAATATCAAACCAGGTATCAATTAATCCTGGCCTAGTATCAAATAAAGTGTCTTGCACTTCAAAAAAAGTGCCAGTAACCCCAAATCCTACTGTTGAATCAACATAGGAATTAAAATCACTGACACTTTCAAGAGCCACAATTAGCTCTTAGTTCTTTTTTTAGGAGCAGGAACCTCTGAGCTTTCTAAGCCAACAGATCTATCTGTTTTTTTAGATTTCCCAGTGTGTTCTTCTACCTTGCCGTAATAAACTAGTTCATTGCCAATAGATTCTTCAATCTCAACAACATCACCTGGATTAACAGATTCTGAGTTAATTACTGTTGCTTTAATTACTAAATATTTTTTCATAAGAACGCTGGTGGCATTGCTGCCACCAGTTCCATTATTGGTTGTCATAACCATAATTAATTAAGCACCTTTACAGAAAGATACAGCGTGTCTTACGCCCATATCTACTGACTGGAGAGCTACCACACGGACGCTTCCTGTTGAAGATAAAGAATAAGGATCCACAACAATATCAAGAGTTCCAAAGAAACCAACTAGGAAATCTGAGAAGTTACCAAATAAATACTTATTAGCATCTATTTGTGTTGATACGATTGCGTTATATCCATTAATCTGGCCATTTTCAGCAACAAAGCTAGATGTGCCAGCTACTTTAGGTGTTCCTTTCATGTTGCCCATGTTAGTTGGGTTAACAATGTATGAAAGATCTCCAAGTAGTGCATTATCAGCTGCAACTAAAGATTCCATGCCAAGCATTTCTAAATAAGTTGGAGTAGATGCTGCTGCAAAAGCTGCGGCAGAGTTAATTCCAGTTGTATTTAAAATACCTTTAGGATTTCCGTTGTTTCCAGAACCACTAATACCGACATTGTCAATATGAACAGCGATAGATTTTGTTAAATCATCTCTAATTAAGTTTTCAACATCTAAAGATGATTGAATCATTAATTGTCTAGTTACATCAACAAAAGCACCCAATGTTTTAGGAGTAAGACTTACATTCCCAATTGTTGGAGTTTGGTTAGATACAGCTCCGCCCTCAGTAGCTACAAAAGCAGCACTTGAAGCAGTTAATTTCTTAGGAATCTTAACATCGCCTGTTAAACCTCTAAGCAAAGTTGTACCAGCGGCCATAATAGATGAATTAGCTCTAAGGACATCAATAAAATCCTGTGGTCTAAAATCTTCACCAGATAGATCGCCTTCGTTACCCATTGTCATGCCTCTTTGAGACCATTCAGCCATAACTTCACCAGGCAATAAAATACCTTGTGCTGTTCTGCCTTGTGCTTGTCCAGCAGCTGCTGAACATTCAAATTCAAATTTAGCTTCTTCTTGTGCACGCCTATCTGTAGGATTTGCCATAGCATTAACTGCTCTTAATATGCTAAATCTTTTTGATTCTTTTGGTGTTAAACCAATTTCACCTGGAGTTTCTAAAGGCTTATCGTTTCCGATATTATCTAATAAGATGCCTCTAAAATCTTCAACTGTAGAACCATTTGCAATTGCTTGATCTGCTAGGTCTCTTTTGTTGTGCTTGGTAGCAAGATCTAAAATCTCTTTTGAGTTTTTAGCAAATTCTTTTCTTGCTTCGTCTGCACTTTGAGATCTAACTTCATCAAGATTAATTTCTTGTTTTTCATTTTCCATTTTAGTTACCTGTATATTTGGAGTTTTGTTAGATTTAGAACGGCCAACGCCAACTTGCTTGGATTGATCTGCTGGGATTGAAACTATAGATGCTTCCATAGGTGTCCAACTAGCCCTGTAATGATCGCCAATCTCATCATTTGTTGCCTGTTCAAGTTTATTTACTCTGTAGCCAACTGAAATATTTTGTTTTATTCCATCAACTACATCTTGAAAAACTTCCTGAGCAAGAGCAGATCTACCAAATCTGACCACAGCAATTGTTCTTTTCGCTGCCTCATCAAGTCTAAATTCTTCTACAACACCTATCTGCTCATCCATACGATGGTTGTTCAGTAATGGTGCTGTTCCAGAGGCCATAAATGACATATCTACATCCTCTGCTTTGTGAGAAAGCACTTCAAGGCCAAAACCTCTTTCAACTTCGCTTTCAGAGCTAACTCCGATTCGCACTCGTCTTTCTTTCTCGTCTATGTAAGATGCCCTGGAGAGATCAATAGTTCGATAAGTTACCTCATCGTCAAATAATCTTTCTGTAGCATCTAATTCAACACCCTCATTGACTTCAACAGATTCAATAATTGGATCTGCTTCTGCTTCGCTGAGGATGGGATTTTCACTTTTAAATTCCATGCTTACCTCGCTAGGATGTTTTTCATTTGGCGTAATTGCCTCTTGAAACTTGTTATTCATTATCTGGATCTCCTTCTACTTCTGCTGGCACTGGTGCCTTATTACCAAAAGGCTGGAAAGCTGTAGAGATTCCATATTGTTCTGCCAGTTCTTTTTCTTTTTGGTGCTGCTCAAATGTTTCTTCAACATCTTTACCATAGCTACTTACTATGTCGCTATATGTGGTTATTCCGTTTTGCAGGCCAACAACATTGGCTTGCATTTCTTTGAGTGGATCTATCCAGGCAAAAGATCTTGGAATGTAATTTATTGAATCAGCAAATTTATCAAACTTACCCATAGGCAAATTGATAGCTTTGGTTGTAATTGCCATTTCAAGCCAGCGTTTAAATATGACATCTACAAAATGCTGTATGCAAAATTCTTGCCACAATTGGAAATGGCTTCTGTCCTCTAACGCACCCTGGCGTATAGAGCTGTAATTAACAGAGGTTAAATCATTAGACAAAGCGTGGTAGCTAATATTAAGGCCAGAAGCAATAGATCTTAAAACAGTTGTTGTAAAAGATTCAAAAGCACTTGTTGGATGTGTTGGATCATAAGGTGTAAATTGCACGCCATCTGGCAGCTGCTGGAATGTACCAGGCTCTACATTCATGACTGGATTAAAATCATCTTCTACACCATCACCAACATAAGAGTTGCCATCTGGTGAAGAAAAGAATCCAGATTTACTAGCACCCAATCTTGCGGCCACTATTTCAGCCTCTAAATATCCAGAAAGCATTTTTGAATTAGCCATTGCTGTTGCAATATGACTAACGCCTCTTGTTTGTTCTGCCCTGTTTGGCATATAACAATGAGTAATCTCCTCTGCTGGTACTCTTATATGCTTATTAGCAATGTCATAAGTATCACCATAAGGATGATTTTTAAATAAATGATAGGCTACTGGCTTTCTGAATTGATCTACCTCAACACCCATGCAGATCTTATTGCCATTTTTTAATGTGTAGTTTAAATCTTCGTCTAGGTGATCTGCTTCAATAAATTGTATTTGATAACCATAAGGGCTTGCATTAGTCTTTATATGTCTTATTAAAACTTCACCATCTCTGGCCAGGGCTTCAACAAATAATTTTTGACAATCTAAAAAAGACAAACGGCCATTTGCAGTGCATATACCTAGCTTGCCCCATTTCTTCCAGGCATCTTCAATTTGTCTGTTCGCCAGTAAGTCTAAGGATCCATTTTCATTTCTAGCTTTAGCTGAGATCCGCACGCCATGTTTGCCAACTACATTTGATACCATTAAATTTAGATAACGGCTTATGTATGAATCATTCCTGGCCAAACTTCTGGCCCTATCTCTTAGCGTTCTTATTGAATCTTTAATTTCTGCATCGGCAGATTTACTGGAAGTTAAAAAATCAGCAAACAATCTGCCAGTTGATGCTCCTTGGTAGCTTCTTTTATATGTAAAGCCTTTTGGTTTAGTTTGTCGATTAAATATGTTGTTGTACCAAGCCATTATGTTAGATCTGTTGGATTAAAAGTTGAGTGCCTACCAAAGCTAACTTTGATATTGTTTCCAGAGCCTTTGCCATTTTTAACTCTGGCCTGTTTTAGTTCTTGTAAATATTCTGTTTTAAATCTATCTCTAAATGTCATAAGCTCGTCAATAGACATTCTGGAAAGAGATCTGCCTGCAATACTCATAGAAGATTGATCCATTGTTGCTCTGTTAAGTGCAACTGCTTCAATTGCATCAAGCATTTGTTTTGCAAAAGATCTTACGCTGCTAGTTGTTGTGTTGTAATTTGGTTGTACATTAACAAAGCCTTCGCCAACTTTAATGCGGCCACCGCTGTTTCTATGTATGTTGGCTATGTAGTTATATTCGCCAGGCGTGTAATTTGTTGTCGTTGAATGTGGCAGCTCTACTTTGTAATTATCGCCATCATTAGTTGCAACAACTTGAAAATGCACATTTGTTGCACCATCAATTAAATTAAATTCATACTTTAGTGTGAAAGCTGCGTTGCTGTAATCTGTTCCCAGGTTGTTATTTACCCACGCCCAATTATCACCAGCTTTTAATTCTGCTGGAACGGATGTTGGGTAATTTGTTGAATCGAATAAATTGGCCAATAGATCCTCTTAATAAAAAAAATACACCAAGCTAAAACACTAAGGTTATTTAATTTACTGTCAAATATATTTATTACGAATTATTTAAGAGATCTCAGCTGTAAAACTAACATTATTCGTAATTATTGCTTCCAACTGTTAGCAAAATTAGATCCAGGCATAAATCCAGGGCCTTTTGGGTTGCCAGAGGTGTTTTTTGTATCTACCTTAGTACCAGTTAATAATCTTTCTTCTATCACATCAAAATTTGGATTTAGTAAATAAATTGCAGCAAAGTTATACACAGTTACATCCAAGGCCTCATTCCTGGGCCTAATTTGTTTCCAGGCTAAAGTTTTACGGCCACGGATCCATTTAGTAATTCTTTTTTCAGCTGTAAGCTGCTTAAAGTATTCCTCATCAACATCTGCTGGGAAATGCAGTGTTGTTGTATCTTGATCTGCATTAAGCCTTGCAAATATGTTTTCTTTTGCTGTATCAGTTCCAACTGTATATAAGGCTACTTGCGTTTTGCCTACATAACTTGGCTTACTAACTATTGGCTTACCTGCAACGCTTGCTCCTTTAATAGCAAAAATTCTTCTGCCCTGGCGTGGTTTTGTAAACGAATATACAATTTGCGAATGATGGCCACCAGAATCGATGCAGGTAGATGAAATTGCAATAGATCTACCAGATTCAGTCTTAAATCGACTTTTAAGATATAGATCTAATTCATTCCAGACATTAACCGCATTTGGATCTCCCCAGAATACTTTGTATTCAATTACCCAGGCTTCATAGTTATGGCCCCATCCCATTACTTGGGCCTCTAATCTATCTTTTTGCGTATCAACACCGCAAGTTGCAACCAAAATATCTTCTGGCAGGCTTAGGCCATCATAATTTAATCTTCTGGCCAACAAGCCTTCATGCTCTACGCCATCGCCCTGTTCTTCCCAGCTTTCTCCCAGGCTAGTATTTATAAAAGTCTTTAACATTTCTGGCATTTTTTTTGCTTCAAGAAAGTTTACGGCCATTGATGCCCAAGTTGACCAGGGAGAATACAACTCTGAAATATGAAACCCTGCTGTTTTAACAGAAGATTCGGTGGCTTGCCATTCGCCATGTTTTAGCATCCAGGGCTTTTTAGATTCGTCAATTACAGATCCACATTCCTGGCAGCAATAATGTGCTGTTTCTGGTTTACCTTCATCCCATACAACATTCTTCCAAAGCAATCTTTGTTTAGTATGACACTCTGGACATGGAACCATATAAAAGCGTTTATCTGATTCCTCAAATGCAGCTTCAATTTTAGAGATCCCTTTTACAGTTGGAGTGCTGCACATATAAATTTTGCGGTTCCAGAATGTTTTTGTCCTGGCTATAGCTAAATCCGAAGGACTGCCTTCTGAGCCAGCAGAAAGTTCATAACGATCTAATTCGTCTAGTAGTAAAATTCTTATTGGTCTACTTGCAAGGCCAGCAGCAGAGTTAGATCCAACCAAAGATAAGTGGCCGCCAGGAAACTTTTTGTGCAAAACAGTGTTGCTGCTATCTCTAGATCTAGCATCTGCAACTAAGTCTCTAATTTTATTGCTATCTCTTATCATTGCGGCCAAACGATCTTTTGAAAATGACTGGGCCATAGCTAAAGTTGGCTGAACACATAACATTGGCGAGGCATCTTGATCCATGTAGTAGGCAATGGCATTTAGTATCAATTCAGTCTTACCAACTTGCGATGATGTCATTACAACTATTCTTTCAATACCTGGATCATTAAAAGTATCCATAATTTCTCTTTGGTATTCTGCCCTGGTTGTATTCCATTGCCCAGCTTCCGCAGAGTTCTCTGGGCTTAAACGCCTATGCGAATCTGCCCATTCTGAAATCTTTAAATCTGGTGGCGGTTTAAATACTGCTTTCGTGTTGTTCAACACGATCTGCATATTCTGTAGGTATTCCATTTTCTCCTAGCTCACTGAGTGCATCGTTTATGTTTTCTTTAATTAATTGCTCTGCTTCTGGGTATGTCTCCAGGGCAATAACTTGATGGGCAATCCTAGAAGGCAATCCCAACAGCTTGGCCCTAACATTGGCCACAAAATCTGTCCAGGTATCTTGAACCAGTTGTGCTGGTATTAGCTGGCCTTCAAGTTGGTTTACTTCAAGCTCTGCCTTATCAGCCTGGAATTTTGTTAGTCTGGTTTTTTCTTCGGCTATGTCTCCGCCTCCGCTGCGTTTGTTGTAGCCGCCTAGCTTGCGAAGGTAAGAAATATAAGCAATTCTGCAAACATCAATGTTCAAAGGAGATCTACCCATTTTAGAGGGCAAAATACCATCCCTTATAAGCTCTGAGATCCTTTTGGTGCTAAGGTCTAAGTGTTCAGCTAATTCTCTTTGTGTAGCCATAATTACCTAATTAAAAAAGGGCTGTCGCTACAAAAAGCATGGGATGCGAATTTACCA